ATCATCAACACGCATGGATCCCAAGTGGTTGATACATGGTCGTTCAATGCCAAAGACTTGACTGAATTTCTGTCGAATGAACACATGCGAGCGACGCAGGGCAAGCTATGGCCCGGCAAGGGCGACGCGCTGATCACGAACCGGCGTCGCGCGATCATGATGATTGAGGAGGACACATCGCCCGGGCAGCATGATACGCTGATCGCGGCCTGCGACGATTATCGCTACGGCCTACTTGGATGCAGGGAATACCACGACAACTGCACGGACAATCTGCATGCCGCCATGGAAGGGATCGGACTCAAGGCACCGGAGTGCCCGAGTCCGTTAAACCTCTGGATGAATATTCCTGTTGCAAAGGATGGCTCGACCAGTTGGGGCGAGCCTTTGTCAAAACCCGGGGATTACGTAATTTTGCGCGCACAAATGGACTGCATCGTAGCTATGTCAGCCTGTCCCCAAGACATGTTGCCGATCAATGGCGCTGACTGCGTGCCAACAGAGGCGCATTACCGTTTACTGCCTGTCTCAGCTTGATCCTCAATGCAGGCAGCATTTCTTGAACTTCTTGCCGCTGCCGCAGGGACAGGGATCGTTGCGGCCAAGTTTTTCAGGTATCTTTGTGGTGGCCTCTGTCGAGGGGGGCATGTGGAGGAGGTGTCTGGCCTTGTACCCTTTCAGTTCGGCGAAGAACGCATCAGAGTAGCCGTGCCATCTCGACAATTCGTCGATGGCGTCGGTGATCAAGGATTTCTGGTACCGGCGATTTGTCGGCACGCCGTCCGCATCTCGTGTGGCATCAAGATCTTGGAGGAAGTGGTCAAAATCGCAGTAATCATCCGGGATTAATCCTTTTTCGAAGGCCGTGCGCACGTCTTCGGTCATGTCTTCGAGCCCGAGATTGGCGACGGCGTCCATCCAGCCAATCAGTACCTCCTGGGCGGGTAAATCGGGTCGGCAGCTGAGAAAGGTCCGGACGTAGTCTTCGATCGTCGCGCGTTGATCAGGATACAGTTGCGCGATCTTCACGAGAGCGTTCATTAGTGCGCAGCGAGCGAATTCGTAGGCATCGGGGTCCTCGATGGCCTCGAACAGGGGCTGGAGATCGCCATCGAATGTCCCGGCCACCACGATAAAGCTCGTTTCCGTGACCGTGTCGCCAAGGAGATAATCGAGGGTCCTCTCTGGCTTGCGCAGCAATTGGAGCAATGGACGATAGGCACGCGGCTCACGAAACTCGCCCAGCATGTGAAAGACCGGGGTGAGAGCTGTTACATCGTCATCCGCCATCTCAATACGATCCTGATCTGCAAGGCGGGTTATGAGGTCAACGAAGATCGGGGCCATGGTTTCGTGATCGGTGCGGGCAGCAGCCATGGCTTCCTTTGGAAAAATGTCGGTGCGCGCAAGATCGCGCATGATTTCTTTTGGGGTCATCGTTTTGCTCTTGTTTGAGGTTCGTTTGTCTCATTGAAACATATCTACAAGTCAGGTCAATTCAGATGTCATCAATTACAGACCTGCGCGCACGGCGTGAGGCTCTTTCAACGCAGCGATCCTCCGGTGTGGCCCGCGTTAGTTACGACGGCAAGACCGTGGATTATCGCAGCGTTGCGGAGATCGACCGGGCCATTGAGGCGCTGGATCGCGAGATCGCCACCGTCGAGGGACGCCGTATCGTGCGCCATGTTCGCATCACCACATCCAAGGGTCTGTAATCCATGGGGCTGTTCGATCGGTTTCGCCGCGCCAACCCGGGCGGCCCGGCTGCCGTGCGGGCCCGCCTTGAAGGTGCGATGTCCAAACGCCGGTTGCGGGGCTGGAACCCGCCGCTGGAGAACATCAACTCGCTGGTGGCCTCAGGTGGCCCGCGCTTGCTGGCACGTGCGCGGGAACTGGTGGTTACAAATGGCTATGCGGGAAATGCCTGCGAGGCCTTTGCGTCAAATATTGTCGGCGACGGTATCAAGCCGTCCTCGCTGATCGAGGATGCTGGCCTGCGGGACCGCGTCCAGCGCCTATGGCTCGCCTGGACCGACGAGGCGGATGCCGACGGGCTGACCGATTTCTACGGTCTGCAGGCGATGGTTGCGCGCGAGATGTTTGTCGCGGGCGAGTGTTTTGTGCGGATGCGACCACGGCGAGCCGAGGATGGTCTGCTGGTCCCGCTGCAGATGCAACTGCTGCAATCGGAAATGCTGCCCTTTGAGAAAACCGAAACGGCCGCAAATGGCAACCGCATCCGCTGCGGCATAGAGTTCGACCTGATCGGGCGGCGCGTGGCGTATCATTTCCGCCGCAGCCATCCCGGTGACAGCACGGACCAGAGGGTGGCCATCCCCGAAACCGTGCGCGTGGCAGCCGAGGATGTGCTGCACATCTACCGGCCCATCGATGCGGGCCAAATCCGCGGCCTGCCGCATGTGGCCCCTGCCATGGTGCGGCTATTTCTGCTGGACCAGTACGACGACGCGGAACTGGACCGGAAGAAGACGGCTGCGATGTTCGCGGGCTTCATTACCAAGACCGCGCCGGAAGATCCGATGATGGGGGAGAGTGAGGCGGACCTCGATGGTGTGGCGATGGCCAGCCTCGAGCCGGGCACGATGCAGGTGCTGCTACCGGGTGAGGATGTGAAGTTTTCCAGCCCTGCTGATGTTGGCGGTGGCTATGAAGCGTTCCAGTATCGTACGCTGCTGGCGGTGTCGGCCTCATTGGGACTGCCGTATCATCTGGTCACCGGCGATGTTCGGCAGGCCAACTACTCATCTTTACGCGCCGAGCTGGTCGAATTCCGCCGCCGCGTGCAGCAGCTGCAACACGGGGTGATCGCGTATCAACTTTGCCGACCCATCTGGGTCCGCTGGCTGGAAACGGCACAACTGGCGGGCCGCTTGGACCTGCCTGATCCTGCGGTTGCGCGGATGGTCCAATGGATCCCGCCACGCTGGGATTGGGTCGATCCGCTCAAAGACATTCAGGCACAGGTGCTGGCGATGGAGGCCGGCATCACCTCGCGGCGCAAGGTGGTCGAGGCCACTGGCTATGATGTCGAAGAGGTCGACCGCGAAAACGCGGCTGATGCTGCGCGCACCAAGCAGCTGGGGCTCGTATACCGCACCAGCCCCGGTGAGACACAAGGTGCGCGTGCGACACCGAACCAGACGCCGAAAACAGATGACGAAGGCGACGGGTCCGCCGCTCAATCCGAACAGGAGTAACACCATGAACACTTGGTACACGATCCGCGCCCGGGCTTCGGGGGCGGAAGTGCTGATCTATGACGAAATCGGCGCCTACGGCGTCAGCGCGAAAGGCTTTTTGGCTGAGCTGGGCGCGCTGCCGGATGATGCGCCGATTGATCTGCGCCTCAACAGCCCGGGCGGGTCAGTTTTTGACGCGGTTGCAATCTTCAACGCACTGAGCCGTCATGCAGGCCGTATCACTGTCTGGATCGATGGCATCGCCGCCTCGGCCGCAAGCTACATCGCCATGGCGGGTGACGAGATCGTCATGCCGGAAAATGCCTTTACGATGATCCACGACCCGAGTGGGGTTGTCATGGGCACGGCCGCTGATATGCGCGACATGGCGGGGACGCTCGACAAGATCGCAGCCAGCATGACACGTGGCTATGCGGCGAAATCGGGCAAGCCAGAGGCGGAGATTGCAGCATTGCTCGCCGCAGAAACCTGGTTTGATGCAAAAGATGCATTGGAGGCAGGGCTGGCCACGCGTATGGCAGAGCCTGTCCGCATCGCCGCCAGCTTTGATATTGGCCAGTTCCGGAATGCACCGCCAGGCTTGATCGAGATGATCAAGGCTGTGGACTTGGAAGACAAGGGGGCAGGGACCAACATCGTTCAAGACGACAACGATGTTGTGGGCAGCGATGTGTCGGCACCACCACGAGGCCACGCGACCAAGATTCCCTCCGGGAACGTTGATCGGCCAGCCGCTGTTGATGATCCCGTAACGCCACAGAACGATGTTGCAGATGAAAGCGCCCCTGGCAGCGATGCGGCCTCCAACGCTGCACCGGAGGCCCGCGCTATCCGCGCCGAGGCAATCGCGCATGCCCGTGCCGTCATCGATCTCTGCCGCCTTGCAGGCCAGCCCCAAATGGCAGGACGACTTCTTGAGGACGACGCTGGCCTTGATCAGGTGCGTGCAAAGCTTCTGGCTACC